AAACTCGCCATCAAACTCATATTCAACATGCACCTTTTTTATTATTTCAAGCAGTGCAGAAGGTGCATTGTCCAAGTTAGTTAAATCATCATCATAGCAGTGGTCGAGGTCGTAATATTTCCCGCTTTTATGTAATGATCCACCCGCTACAACAAACCCACCTTTATGTTTAAAGTCAATGCCTGGATATTCCGGGTGCGTACCTCTTACACTGAAATCTGCGGGCTTGTTATAGTACAAATGAAAACCGCCGCCGCCAGTGTTAGCCCCAACTCCGCACTCTTTCAGCTCTGGCACTGCTTCACATAGCTTATCAAATGATGCCACACCGCCGTTTTTTGGGTCTACATCAACAACCAAATGATGATCATCAAGCAGCCACCCAAACCCGGTGCAGTGAATATCAAAATCATGGTAATTCTGTAGCAGGTCGAATTGACTACTACAGCCGATCAAGGTTTGCCAGTTACTATTCTGCGGGTGTTTACCAACCATTTTACAGTCAGGCTTGCCACAGGCGCAGGTGTTGTCTTTTTCTACAGGGTAGATGTTTACAAGTGACAACCCGGCATCATTGTATTTTTTAGCGTAATCGTAATACATTATAAAATCCTTTTTATGTAGTATTCATCATGGTATTTTTTAGTTTTAAAGCGCTTGCCAGTTGCTTTCTGGTATCGCGTTAAGTATGGGCGGAGGTAGAATATATTTTTTCCGTTTAGATCCAGTTGCTTTAATTCGTAAAGGTCAATGTTATCTAGTTGTTCCGCCAATAGTTCAGCGTATGTTTTAAATATGTCCATTTATTGCCCCTTATTTAATTCTTGCAGAACAGCATGAGCGTTGTTTTTACCGTTTGAGATCTTAACTAGGAATTTCTCACTTTTCTGAGAGAATCTTGTCCTTATTTTTAATCCTAAATCTTTTGCGATTGCGCTAATTTGCACTCTTGCATAAGGCACTCGCACAGGATCTATTTGGAAGGTGAAAAACTCATAAGGCTTTGCTGTTAGCAATTGCTTGAATATGTGCTTTTTAAGAGACTGCCCAATCAAAAGCTTTTGCTCTGATACAGGCTTTAGCTTTACCCACAGAGAACCGTCAATTTTAGACTCCCTAAGCTCAAAAGGTTGTGTGAGTATATTGTTAAGCGCGTTTTTTACAGCTCGCTTACCTTTGCTGTAATCGTTAATCTCGACAGGCTTGCCTGTGCTAATGTCTTCTATCTTCTTTTTAAGCTCTGCGGTTAAGTCAACTTCATCGTTGAAAAACGGGTTTCTTTCTTTTTGCATTATTTACTCCTTTGTTTATTGTTTATGCTTAAAATTATAACGCTTTTTATTGCGAGTGTAAACTATAAAGAATTGTAATCTTTTATACAGTAGTTTTCCGCACTGCTATAGCAGCCTCTTTTCTAGGAATATGTGGCATATTCCTATTTTTTTTAGAGCATATTCTGAGCATATTCTTTTTTTAAGTTATTGATTTTAAAAGCAATGTGAGCATTTTCTGCATTTTCCATTTTCTGCCCTAGTAGATATCTATAACTTGACAGGTAGGACACTGAAAAAAAATGAAGCCTATACAGTAGTTTTGTGTATAGCACCCTATATAGTATATATAAAAAAAGAGAGTATATATCTTGATCTCTTACTGAGAAAATGAAAATGCTCTGTAAGTGATTGATTTAAAAGATAAATAGCATTTGCCGCATATTCTGACAAAAAAGAAAGTGGAAAATGACAGGTGGCCAATGGAGCTACAGGCCGCGTAAACACTGGGCTGGTGGTGTGTTCGCCATATTCTGCGGAGTGGAATTTGCAGTTCGTGTATAAAAATACTTGACACTATACAAAACAAACCCTATTGTATTGGTGTAAACAAATTAAGGAGCTACAAATGCGAAACCAAGGGATCAGAAGCGAAATGCTAAAATGCGCCGATAATTGCCGGGTAAATGTGTTACCGATTGGCAAACTTGTGTCGTTAGCGTGGATAGGGCAAGCAGGGACGCACAGAGAGGTGATTTCTAAGAAAAGCCTAGCACTTTGTAGCCTTTCGCTTTTAAACGCGTTAGAGAGCGCTACAGTAGCAATGAAGCAGTAAAATTAATTTTAAGTTAAATAAAATAAGTGTTTACTTTATAATTAAAAAGAGTATTATTAACACATCGAAACGAAATACACTTTAAAAGGAAAAACATTATGACTAACTCAGTAAACATCTTAACATCAGGCCAAAAGCAGTCTTTAATATCACTTTTCGATGCGGCTTTTGCTGAATTTGACGACGCAAAAAAAGCCAAAAAAAGTAAATCAAGTAAGGATGTTCTTTCTAACTGGTACGGATCAAGCGCGTCTTCTTCTGTGTGCAATTCAGAGGTTAATCACATTTATGTGGACTAAGGTAACAAACAAGACGTGGATAAATGAGACTGGCGAAGTTATATCAAACCAGTCTTACTCGATGTATGGAAAGAGAGTCGCATCATTTTACAGGCATGAAAGCTATGCTGATTATGAGTCTGGAAGTAAATTTACAGAACACAAAACGCTAAATGAGGCTAAGACATATGAGCACTAGAGAACGCTATTTAATGCAATACGAGTGCATGGGGTGCTTTAAAATGGAAGCGGTAAGATCTTACGAAGTAGAGCACAGATGTAAGCACTGCGGTGAGCTTGCTACATTTGACCAAATCGAGAGTGGCAAAGAGGAATAACAAATGAAACTACGTGATTACATTTTACAAAATTATAACGGGCGGAATGTTGATTTTGCAGAAGCTAACAATATGACAGCCCAGCAAGTTGGCCAATGCGTTAAAAAAGGAATTTACTACATTTACGACGGGATGTTGATGATAGCTAGGAAAGAAATTAAATAAACCCAACCACAAAAAAGGAAATTACAATGTCTAAAATAGTAGATGCAATATCCGCAACTCAAACAGCAATTAACACCAACGGCGGCACAATAGTTTGGAGCGATAAATTACAGGAGTATTTTTCCACTGACGTTTTACATATCGCAACACAGGCGATTATATGTACTCGTGATGAGTTTTATAACCGCATCTCAGAAATGACAGGCGATAAAAAAGCGCATTTAGAATGGTTAGCTGAGGTTAACGCAAAGCGCGATTTTGCATAGGATGTTGCTCAGCGTGAGCGCCTTGTTGCAACGGTTAAAGAACTGGACGCTGCTCTTGAACTTTGCACTGGATACATCAAAAGCCCGCTTGAAGCTGAAGTTAAGCTTTTGATTGCTGAAATGGAATAAAAACAACCTACCTGGCGTACTAACAATGCGCCATAACTCAAACAGAAGAAATTATTATGCAAGACCAGTACTGCACCGGGTGTTTACAACACAGATCAGAAAAGCACTTTACAATTTGGCTAAACGACAAAACAAAATCACGGCGCTGTGACGATTGCAGTAATGGCGATACAATTAAAAAACGCATCCAAGCGCACGAAAAAGAGCGCAAATCAAAGAAAAAAGCAGTTCCGCAAATACTGCAAAAGCTTGCTGATACAATTGAGAGCGAACGCAAGCGCGATGTAAGCGACAGGCTTTATAAAATTGCAGAGCAAAAGAGAATTGATGATGAAATTGGTATTTAGCAACTTAAAACAAGGAAATAAAATGAAAACAGCAAAATTAGCAAGAGATGTTGTAATTCACACGCTCGGCACATTTGAAAAGGGAACAGAGGTAACTGTGTTAAAACAAGGTGACCGCTGCCATGTTATGGTAGGCACAGCTTCGTTTTATGTCGATGCAGATGATATTGACCTGTAATTTACTTAACACAACCGTAAACGTATAATCCTCTTAGATATTAATATTTAAGGGGATTTTTTTATGGCTGGAATAAACGGGAGGCCGACAAAGCTAACGCAAGAGTTTATCAATAAAGCTGATGAGTATATGGATTGTTGGGAGGAGCTGGGTGAAGCAATTCCATCAATAGCCGGATTGGCGGTTTATACAAGAGTATCAAGAGACTCGATCCATGAGTGGACAAACAACATTCCACTATCAGTAAGCGGGGAAATATCGTCAAGCTTTTCCGACATAATAGACAGCCTAACAGCAACCCAAGAGCTAAAACTGCTTTCAGGCGGCCTAAGTGGCTCTATGAACGCGACAATCACAAAGCTGATACTGCACAAGCATAATTACAGTGACAAGGCTGAGGTTGATAATACGAGCTCTGATGGTAGTCATTCAACTGATTTAAAAGTAACCATTGTGCGACCTGACAAGGAGTAGTATAATAACTATACGCCTACCTTTAGCGGGGGAAAGTGAGACTTTATCAGCTCATTGGCGGTTTTATCCTTCCTGATAAATAACCTATTGATAAAGGGTTGCACAATGCCACAAAGAGATCTATTTCTTCATATCGTACCGCGCAAAATTACCAAAGAGCTTGGCTTAAAAAGATACTTTACAGGATCGCCTTGCAAGCGAAACCACATTAGAGAGCGATCCACAGCCAACGGAACTTGCCTAGAATGCCAGCGAATAAGTCAGTTAAAACCAGTTGCAATAAGAACAAAGCCAAAATTTGACTGGAGAACCCATAAGTGGAATAAAAGAGGGTGGTGTGGTATTGAGTTGAACTATGACAATCTTTCTGAAAAGTCATGCTCTTCATGCGGTGAATTAAAGCTAATAGGCGAATTTGCAAAAGACAAAAAAAACAAGTCAGGATACAGATCCGATTGTAATACATGCAAAAACAACGGAACAAATAAGTGGAAAGCAAAAAACAAAGCGTCGTTGAAAGAATCGAAATTAAAGTGGGATATAAAAAATACAAAGCGTAGAAAGGAATACCGAGATTCTTATTTAGCTAATGATAACGTAAAGTCGATGAGAGTTGCGAGCGAGAATAAAAGGCGAGCAACAAAGATCAAAGCGATCCCTAGCTGGTTCACTGGCGAAAGTGTAGAGTCTATATACCAAGAAGCAAGAGCTGCTAATATGCAAGTTGACCATATAATCCCATTAACTAGTGCTTTTGTATGTGGGTTGCATTGTCGTGATAATATGCAGCTTTTAGATCCTATAGAAAACATAAAAAAGGGCAATAGATATTGGCAAGATATGCCAAACACAAAAGATCCCGAATTATTAAAATTAGTGAGAGAGTTCCAGAATGGATTATCAGGTATTTGATGTATTAAAGGACCATGTTGATTTTGAGAGTATTCATGCTGGCGGTCATATTCTAAAAGAAAACCGCTATCATGTTCTTTATGGTGGAAGGGGATCCGGTAAAAGTGTCTTTGGAGCTAAAACGCTCTCTATCGAGGGCTTTTTAGCTCCCTTGCAGATAATGTGTTGTCGAGAGTTTCAAAACTCAATAGCTGATAGCTCAATGGCTTTGATTTGGGAACAAATAGAATCGCTACAGCTAGAACATTTCTACACAAAAACAAAGACTGAGATCATCGGTAATAACGGAACTAGGTTCTTTTTCCGAGGGCTTAAAACAAATATCACTTCAATTAAGTCTATCGCCCGTATTGATCGCGTTTTTTGTGATGAAGCAGAGGCGATACAGGAAGAAAATTGGGACGTATTAACGCCATCAATACGGACACACTTGGCCCGCTTTATAATTTGCTTTAATCCAAGATCATTAATGGATAGCACTTACCAGAAATTTGTCATTAATCCACCTTCTGACTCAATAGTTACAAAAGTTAATTATATGCACAATCCTTTCTTCCCTTCTGCGTTAAGGATCGAAATGGAAGATATGAAACTTAAAGATCCAGATAATTACCTTCACGTATGGGAGGGTATGCCATTAGCAAACAGCGCACTATCAATTATCCCTAATAAATGGGCGCGCGCTTGTATTGACGTTCATAAGCTAATCGGCATTGAAGCTGATGGGGTTAAACGCATGGGCGATGATGTCAGCGGCGGCGGAACCGATCCAAATGCTAACGTTATGCTGCATGGACAGGTTGTTACATTTATCAAAGAGTTTAGGCAAGGCGACCCGGTAAGTGCCGCGCATGATACGTGGGCTAATGTATTAGAGCAGGGCGCGATGCATTTGGTATATGACTGCATAGGGGTAGGATCCGGTACTGAGCAAACGCTATCTAAGCCGCAATTTGAGCACAAGATATTAGGCACAGGTGAGATAAAGATAACTGCTTTCGATGCTGGTGGCGCAATAGAAAACCCGGAACAGATTGACGAACTGCATAAGAAGAAAAACAAACAGGTTTACAGTAACCTAAAAGCGCAAAAATGGTGGTGGTTGCGTTATCGGTGCCAACAATCATGGTTGGCCACCCAGGGTATGGATTATAACTTAGATGCTATTTTGTCTATTGACTCTGAGTTGATTGATAAAGACTTAATTGAAAAGCTAATCTTTGAAATGAGTTGCCCACAGCGTGAATACTTAGGAAGCAAACTAAGAGTAGAGCCGAAAGATAAGCTGAAAGCAAGGGGCATACCTTCTCACAACTTGGCTGATGCGCTCATAATGGCAGATTACCAGGTTAAAGAATCCTCCCTAACCTCTGTCCTATCTAAGCGCCTGAAGCGTAGGCGGTAGAAATCAACCAAACAAACCCGCATAACAGCGGGTTTTTACTTTTGCCCTTATAACGGTTTGATATTACAATCGTATTTATCGATTAAACAACCAATAAATGAGGTGCATTATGTTTATTACAGACAGTCAGCCAGAGCGTAAAGAGAAACCGGAAGATATCGTATTTACAAACAACCCTGTTAAGAAGTAGCCGCCATGGTGTCGATTATATTTATAATTGCAGCGTTAATTGTTCATAAGCAGGGGGCTGCTGTTGCGTTACTCGTAGCTGCGTTAGCCGACCTACTGACTGATGGTGCATTTGCACTATTGCAATATCAGAACCCGCTCTATGTTTATTACGTGGCATTATTCCTGATTGTTTTCGGCTGGTGGATCGCAATGTGTCGGCTCAAAATGGTATCAAGTCAGATAGTAACCGGTATTGCTTGCGTACTGATGTCGATATCTGTTGTTGATTGCTACTTTGCTGAGGGTTATAAAACAATTATATCAACAGCATTCCCTTTCGCGATATGGGCTATAAATGCCGCAACAATTTGGGCTGCATGGAATGATAGAAACTGGACTTATAGCGCTTATTGCAATCGTGGGGGTGAGAGTTTTAATTCACACAGTAAGGTTGATATCAGATGTTAGAGAAGGTCATAGACGCAACAGGAAAAGGATCGATAGTGGCGATTCCGGTAAGTGAGGCAGCTGAGAAGTTAGGTATGTTCATTGACGTTGATACTTTTCAGCTAATCTCTGCAATCGGGGTTATGGCATTAATTATTGATAGGTCAATAAGGTTGTACTGGGATGCCAAGGACAGAAAAAAGAAAGCGTGATTTTATAGCACATGTAAAAGCCTCCTTCATTGGGGGCTTTTTTGCATCTATAGCTTGACAGTTTGAAAAATGACAATTAAGCTAGTGTAAAGTTTTTAATTGAAGGAGAAAGGGGAATGCTAGGCCTATTTATTAAATGTAAGCACCGTATCGCTGACCTATGTGTGCAAAAAGAGCAAACAATTAATAAAATTGACAATGATTTTGAGGAGGTCTGCTACCACTTTCGCTGCATGAAGTGCGGGCGGGTGGTAGTTAAAAAACACGCAAGACTAATTAATGGCGTAGATGGTTTTTTAAGGGAGATGTAAGATGCAAAATGATAAATTGAGAGTCGGCTTTGTTAAAAGTATGGGAGTTAAGTTTGGTATAGGCGATTGCATAAAAAACGAAGGAAGCAGCGCTGTGCTTGGTACTGATTGGGTTGAGATGGCAAATAGTACAAAGAAAATATCTGATGACTGGTTTGTGGAATCATTCGCCCCACGCAAAAACACCGGTGAACAGCCTTGTGACGATGATGTGCCTGTTGTCCTAGAGTATTATCGCAACCATAAAGACTTCGGTAATGAGAAAAGGTACGCTGGGCAGGTTGATTGGGCTTGTGTTACAACCAATAAATCATGGAAGCCAGATATCAACGAGTTAATCAAATTGCAGGATGCGCATGATAAGCAGGCAAAACCAAAGCGCACTAAGGTTGAGTTTGTGAAGGTTGATAAGAATGCAAATAACGGTAAATATTGGGAGTGCGCGAGACAATTTGCGGAAGGTGAGTGTGAATTTTTCACAGATGGAAATAAAGACTTACCGGTTACGCATAATGATTGTTTGCTTGCCAATTACAAAGCCGGTTTGTTATTTCGAAAAGTAGAGCGCGAGGTGACTTGGCAGGATGAGCTGAAAATAGATGATGCGGTTATTTATAATCACTATGCATCCGGCAAATGTAACGCCAAGGTTATCGGTATTTATAAAGATTTTGTGTGGCTTGAGCTAAATCAACCAGTAAAAGAAAAGGTATCATTTAAGCATGGCAATATCCATTGCTGTATTGAGCCAATGACAGATAAGCCGGAGTAGGTTATGGGCAAGAAAAGCAAAAGCGGTAACGCTTATTTTTACGCAATGGGGCAGCGCGACAATGCAAACGGCATTATTCTAACTAGTGAAAAACTAAGAGAGATGCGAAAGAAGCTCGAGCACAACCCGAATAAGTCGGCTTATTATTCATGGTGGAATGGTTTTCACGGGTTTAAAATAACCACAATTTAACCACCACACCGAATTAAGTTACAATGCCTCTATAAACCTATAGGGGCATTTTTATGAGCAGAAGAAAGAACAAACAAAACCGCAAGCAGGCAAAGAACAGCTTTGACCGCCAAGAATATGCAAGAGTGGGCGCACGTACAGCGGGAGAGTTGCGCCGAGGTCGGTCACTGCGAGCAGACCATAAACGAAGCCTTGCAGAGCAATTCGGTTACCCGGTTACAATATCACTAAGGCAGCATTATGATATGGCCTATCGTGGTG